GCCGGTACTAAAACTTGCTCCATCCAAGCGAACTGATCTTTCTTAAAGAGATCTGCACCTTTAATCGCGCCAATATCTAAATATGATAAATCTCCGGTCTTGTTATGCTTAACTTTAGAATAGTCACCAATAAGACCAAATTTATCGAGATTTGCAGCTGCTCGTTGTGTTGTTCTGCCCTGGTATAAATTCTGATAAGCCGACATCATTGATGTACCTACACGATGTCCACCCATTTCCTGAACTAAAGGCTCCATTTTGTAATAGAACGCCTTGTTATCCATGCCCTTGGCAGCGATACCACCCGTCTTGATTACATTGAGCCACTCTTCAGCTTGTACACGTCCACCTGTAGCTGTAATCACTTGTTGAATAATATTGGCTTGTTCCTGAAATGATTCTTTGCTCTTTAAACCATTACGCATTTCGATGACTTTAAGCATATCCATGAATTTTTTTTCATTTTCTACACCGTGGTCACCATACATGGCTTCATTTGCAAATTTCATTTTAGCCAGTGTTGGAGCTACCCATTGGGCATGATGTACATCACCAAAAGCTGTGACACCATCACGCACCAGGGTTAAATTATCTAGCGTACTGGTACCAAAAGTTTTCATTGCCTTAGCGTATTGAATTGCTTCATCTGTAGCTTTTTTCCCAAAGCCTAGTGATGCGATACGATTTTCTTCAACATCTACCCGTTTGGATTCATCAATTGGTTTACGCATTTGATATAAGGCAGCGGTACCAGTTGCAGCCATACCTGCTCCATACATGGCTGCAGTCCGTACATTACCCGTCATCTTGCTATGTGATTTTTGGAAACGGTTTAAGTTTTCGAGCTTATTTTTTTGACTGTCGATCGATGTATTGGCTGCATTAATTTTTTCTTTTAATTCTTGCTGCTGGTCAGCAAAGTTTTTCGACTTTAGACCGGCATTGTTTAATTCATTTCTGAGTTCAATTAGACGTGGTCGACCTTCAGTTACGACCTTAGTTAATTGCTTAACTTGTGTTTCTGCCTTTTTTAATTCTTTTGTCAATTTAGCATCTGGATTTACCGCTAATTGCTCGCGCAGTGACTGTACTATTTTTTTATTGCGTTCTAGTTCAGTAGAGGCTTGTTTAACATCCTCTTTGAGCTTTTTAAATGAATCAAGTTGCCGTTGTTGATCATTAAGTCGTTTTAATTCATCACGGGTATTTTTTAATGCTTTGGAAGCAGCATTGCTACTTCCAATCATTAACTTGAGAGCTGGACTTAAACTATCTTTTGATCCAAACAGGACTTCAAGTTTTAAGGGTTTCATTCGGCATCATTTCCATTACGATCAATGGCTTTTTGATGCCATTGCATCAGTTGACTGAGTGACATATCTCTAAAGGCTTGCGGTGGCCAATGAAAAACCACCGCAATATTTGCTATTGCATCGTCTACTGTTGGCGTAATACTTCCGCACGTGCTGATTTCGGCTGCAAAAAAAGTAGAATTACTCCACCAATTTGTGCAATATCCGAAGGTTCAAGCTGACGGATCTGAGTTTTTGTTAATGTTGGCGAACTAATACGAGGCAAAATAGTAAAAATTGAAGAGACATCACCTTGTAATAAGTCAGCAATTTTCAACCCCTGTAATGCTTCTGAATTTGGTTTGCGAATCTCTAAAGATTTAATTTCTAGATTTCCCATCATAATTGGACTATCAAGGTCTACAGTCTGGACATCTAGATTAATGGTCGCAGTGTTTTCAACTTGTTCTAAAGTTTGCATGGTAAAGCTCCAAAAAATATATAAAAAAACCTCTGCTCACGGGACATGAACAGAGGGATGGAAAGTTAAATTAAACCGATGTTGGCACGGTGCTTTTC